TGATGCCCCGAATGAGCTGTGTCCCTTCCTGATAGACTGCCCATTCGATCCCCACTGCGTGAGTCCAGGGGTATATCTCCTGCCCCCCGCTTTCGGGGAGTGGATACAGCGCAACCACCGGACAGTTCTTCGAACTAGGCGGGTCTTTAACGTTGACGCCCAGATAGAAAGTGGGCGCTCTCCCGTATTTCGAAAGCGCCCACGATTTGATTGTTTCGTCATTGACCAGAAGATCCAGCCAATGCCTTGCTACCGCTGTCGCCTCGATACTCGTCACCCCCTAACGACGTATTTGCGCCTGCTCTTCGGTACGTTGATGGGTGAACCCTTCGTCAGGTATCCCCATATTTTTTCCTCGACGTATCCCGCCGCCTTCGGCACTAATACCTCCGACATAGGTTCAATCGTCGGTCTTGCCGGGATAACAACTTCTTTCCTGCCCGGCTTGATGCCTATCCCCGCGGCGAGGTACGCCCGGCGCATCTTTCCAGTGATGCGAACCTTCGCGCCTTTCTCCTGCTTCGTGCCCAGCCTCACCGCTGAATCGGACAACCACCCGACAACTACATCCCCGGAAGATTTGTACTGATAGCCAACCGCTTTAGCCAAACCTCCCAGGGGTGCGTAGCTGCGTTTGCCTTTCTTGTCGAATGCCTCGTCGAGTTTGCGGCGAACCTTCGCGGGGAGAAACGGCGCGTATGCCCGACCTCCCGGCGCTCGGCTTTTAATCCCTTTTTTGATCTCTTTCTGCATATACCAGCCAAGGGATTTCAACGCCTTGCGCCGAAAATCCGGGAACTCGGTCATTGCCCATTGGAGCCAAGGCGTAGCCTCGTCCTCAACTGTGACGGAGTACATTTACAACGCCGCCTCGTTGCCAGTTGCTTCAAGGCAAAATACTCCGCTATGCCTCTCTGAGATTCGGACAACCCACCATGTCTCGCCATCGATAACCACCTTGTCCATCGGCACGGGCTCGGATACGTCGCTTGCCTTAATCCAGAGAGTAGCCCGCGCCGCCTGTCCGTCGCTCGATACCGTGTTCCCGGCGGCGCGGTTATCCCCGTATTCCACTACTGCGGTTATCGTTTTGCCGTTGTAGGTGACGGTTGAGCCGAAGTCTGTAAACATTACCGTGCTATCAAACTCTTGCAGACCTGCCAGACTCATTTATCCGTCACCCCCTTTCGGTTAAGCGTTGAGTTTTACCAGGGCCACTGCCCCGGCGGTCTCTTTGACCGACGCGCACATGCCGGCCACTTTGTGAGAAGATGCTGTCTTGGTGAGGTTCTTAGCGCTGTTATCCCAATAGAGAACGTCACCAATTGCGAATGATGCATTAGTAACGGTTGCCATTTCGAACACGCCTGATACAAAAACGGCACCCGTCTCAAGCGCACCTATGTCGGTAGCGCATACCCCGACATGGTTGCCTATTACTACAACCGTTCCGGCGGTAAGTGCGCTCCCCGCGTTGTAGTAGTCGAGGATTTCGCCTTTCTGTATGTAGACTGCTTCTTTAGCCACCTATATCACCCCTCTAACCGTTGATCTTGACCCGCGCGGTTTCGGCACCCGCGGCGTGATTCGCGGCGGCCATCCCTGCGGGTATGTCTGTGTTGACGACCACAAAATACAGTTTGTCGCCCAGCGCCCAATCGGTTTCCTCACCAGTCGCGGCGGGAATAGTGAACCCGACGTATGTACCTGTGAACGCTTCGGCTGTAGTCGCGGCGCTGTCTGCCCCGTCCTCGCTTCCCACGACGCTCCAAACCTCGGAGCCTGCAACGTCGGCATTGGTGACGGTGAGCGTGAACGTCTGCGCGGCGGTCGCGGCGTCAACCGTGACAGCCATCTCGGATATGTCCACATCGCCAGTGTTGCCAGCATCGGCCCAAACCGCGCCAGCCGTCGGAGTATCGTTTGCCGAAGTCAGGACACCGTTTTCAACGTCCCAGAACAACTCGTCGCCTATATCCCAATCGTCACCGACAAGCGCGGCAAGTTCCCATACACCCTCGACGGCGATAGGTTTTGTAGCGCCGTTGGCGATGTCGGTAGTGCAGATGCCTATGGCGTTACCCTCAAGACTCACAACGTCGCCTATGGCAAGATCCGCGCCTGCCGTGTAGTTGATGAATTCTCCTACCTGGATAAACTCGGCCTCTTTAGCCAACTATGTCACCTCCTGCAAAACCGTCATTACCACTTACTGCGCGCCTGTTCCGGCGTTTTTGTAAAGCCCGCGCCAGTCCATAGCCTTTGCGCCAGCGTCGATCCTGACCTTGTATTCCACGCCGTCCATGTTCCAACCGCGCTGAGTCTCAAGATAAGGTGCCTGTACGCCGTTGAGGAAATAGACGGTCACGGTCTTGCCCTTGCCCGCGAACAGGTACCATGCATCGGTATCCGCGTCGTCAAGGCGAGGCTCGTAAACCCTTGTGAATGCGCCGGAGTAGATGTTCTTAAGGTTCGGCTGGTTGGTTTCCCCGCCGATCAGCACGGTGTTGAAGAATGTCTCAGCCAACACCTCAAGAGCAACGGGCGCCACAAAGAACTCGGGGCGGATGTTAAGGCGGCGTTTGCCCTTGATGTCCTTCTGTGACTTCATAGCAGTAACGGCGGCGCCGATGGTTGCCACGCTGGGGACTGCGCCTGCGGACTGAAGGTTGTAATGGTAGGTGTTATGGAAAAGCGCCTTGCCGTCGCCCATGTTCGGGTTAGCGGTGATCTGTGCCCAAGCAACGTCGCCCACCTTGCGTGCGGCGGCTTCTCCGCGCTTCATGGGAAGTTCCGCGATCTGGCCGATGTCGTCATTGACGATTGCCTGACGGGTCAGCGCGAACAGTTTTCCATAGGTGACAACCTGGTACTGCTCGAACTGCTCCGCGGCTTCGCCGTATTTGTACTCGCCATGCTCCGGGATGAGGTCAAGGTCTTCAAGTTCGGAAGTCCTAGCCGCAGTATGGATATGGAAGTTCGACACACTCCCGGTATTGAAAACGGTGGGCCAGGTTTCCTGTGCGCCTTCCCATCCGGCGAGTACCGACTTATGGGCGATGTTCCCAAGAACATAGGGGAAATCGTCGGTAGCCATTGCGCGGCCTACCATCTCCATAGGGTGCATGGGAACCTTGATACCGTTCCTGCGAAGGACGTCGCGGGCAATTTCCCTCATGGTCATGCCAGCGAATTCCTCATATCCCGTTTTCCTCTGTTCGTCGGTCAGGGGCAGGAAGGATACCCTTGCCTGAATACCGGCCTCCATTGCGGCGCGAACTTTATCGCGCTCGTCCTCAACCACGACCGCAGGAGACGACACTGCCTCCCTTTCGTTTATCATCGATTCGAGGATCTCCTTTCTTGCGGCGTCTACGGTGACGCCTTCGCTTATCCATTTCTGCACTCGCTCGTTCTCAACGCCGTGCTTGAGACCGATGGCAACTATCTCCGCATTGCGCTCCTGCTCCGCTTTGACAGCGGCGGCGCGTACTTCATCAAGATTCACCTCAGGCTCCTTGACAACCTGTGTCTCTTTCTCGTCCACTGTGACAACACTCCTTTCATCGTTTCCTGCTTCCTCTGGTGCTTCCGGCTCTTCCTCGATAGACCTGCCCACTCCGACAGTCGCGTCGGCGGGGATAGGCTCAAGGCTGATCTCCAAAACACTCCATTTCCTTACAATTGCCGCGTCTTGATCGTATGGCCCGAAGCGCCCATCACTTGAAATATCTCCCGCCTCGACGTATTCGTACGAGTGCGACCCCCAGGTGTATCCGAAGGAAACACCCTGGAGAGTTCCGCTTTGAACCTTCGACCATACAAGTTCGCTTTTCTCGTCGGTATCAAACTGGATGGTTGCCCGGCCTTTGTTGTCAGCGGGATCAACCCACGCCTTGATGACTCGTCCAACCGGCATGAGTCCGAAATTACCGTCCCTGCCATGAGCGAACAGCACTCCCGCCACGCCTGACTCCAACCTCGAAAAATCGGGAGCGCCGTTATCGTGGCGCAGGATTTCCAGGCCAAACCATCTTTCGACAGGCTCT